CGTAGAGTTTGATTTTGAGTCGTATCACCCAAGGTTGATTGCCAAACTAATTGATTATAACTTTAGTGATAAGTCGGTCTATGGTAAGTTAGCAGAAGACTTAGGTGTGACAGAGGGAGAAGCAAAAACACTAACATTCCAAAACTTATACGGCGGTGTCAGAAAAGACATTGCTAAGATGAGTGAGTTTTTCAGAGGTGTAGAAGATTTGGTTAAAGTATTTTATGACGAATATATGACTCGTAATGGAATCTTAACACATATTTATAAACGACCAATGAAAAGAGCTAATTTAGGTGATTTAAATGCTCAAAAGTTATTTAATTATTACATACAGGCGTATGAAACAGAGCGGAATGTTACTATCTTAAATAAACTACACACATATTTATTAGAGAGAAAGACTAACATAGTTCATTACAATTATGATAGTTTCTTATTTGATTATGCCAAAGAAGATGGAAAGGAAACAATACATGATATCCAAGAAATCTTACGACAAGATGATTTTATTATACATAGCAAAGTCGGTAACACTTATGGGACATTAAAAAATTATGAGTTTTGATTTAGGAAAACTTTTTATAGATTGGAGACGAATTGTTCCAAATGGTATACCAAATCCAAATAACGATTATCATTTAGTTCTACTAAAAGAAATTTGTTTAGCAAGAGGTATTGATAAGGATGTGGTTGATAATGTTATTTTGACATTAGAACAAGACGATAAAGTTAAGTGGAAAGATAAAGACGGTAAAGATAGAGAAACATCTTTAGATACTATCAAACAATATGCAAGTGATATTAAAAAAGGTGACTCCGACAAAAACAAAAAACTAGCTGTGACGGCTGCCGGTTTAGGAGATAAAGAAAAAAGTGGTGAAAAAGAAAAACCAACTACAAAGTTAGGTGGTGATGAATTATCCACTGATACTTATTCTGATTCTTTGTCAAGTAAAAAAGACGATGACATTGATGATAGTGATGGTGATACTCAAACTCAAAACATAAGTGATGAAAATCAAAAAACAATTAACACTTTTGAGAAAAATGCTAACAAAATAGGTCAAGATTTAAATGATAGTAAAAAGAAAGTTTTAAATGATAGTTTAGATAAAATAAAAACTATATATGATGATGATGCCTCAGAAGATGATAAAAAAGAAGCAGCTCAATGGTTAGTTGATAATGCTGGTTTTTCTGCTAACAAAATGCCATCAACCGGTCAAAGAAAGGCATATTTAAATAAGTTAGGTGGGGATAGGAAAGTATTAGGTAATGGAACTAAAGGAACAGAAAATCTTGTTCAACAAGTAGAATCGTTATTAGGTCCTTTACAAGAATTTGATGCTTCTTCTGTAAAAGTAGGATTTAGTGCTGCTGCTAAACCTGATTTAGGAAAAGAAAACGAAGTCAAGCCATCACAAGATGAGGGTGTTGCTACTTACTTCAGTAGTCATAAAGTTTTACAAAAGATAAGACCTAATTTACATGGACTGTTTGGTGTAAAAGATGAGAATGGGAAAGTTAAAATGCCGAGTAGTGACCATTCGAAAGATTATTTAGCACAGAGTATAAACAATCCTGCACTACAAAACACTATTAATTATGCTAAAGAACAAATAAAAAATGGGACTATAGATGAAGGAGTATTAACTTCTTTAGAAGACCATCAAAAAAGAATGCAAGATGTATTGAATAATTACGAGATACCAAGTGAAGACGCATCAAAAGCTATTGCTGATACTTATAACGACTTAATGGTTGGTCTGCATAAAGCTGATAGCGACATAGCAAATTCAATAATGAAACAACTTGCTGAAAACAATCTATATGAACAAGAGTTAGCAAATGGTGAAGAGGTTTATCTACCATCAGCTGGTAATTTTCCTGCTGGTGATAAAATCAAAGGTGGCACATTAGAGAAGGTTTCTTTGATTAGTTGTAAATTTGGAAAGGCCGGAAGAGTTTACGGATGTCCAGCAAATTCAAAAACTATTTGTGAATTACATCAAGATGAAAGTAAACAAAATAATCAAGGGCAATATCTTGGGGAAGATGGATATACTCTGTTGATAAACGATGATTTAATTAGAGGTGAAGATAAGAGTTCTACCGTATCTAAAACAGAAAACTTTATTAAAGATACACTAAATGAAGTAAATTTAGGTAACACTTTTAGTGAAGAGGAAATATCAAAAATATCAATTATAACCGCTGATTACATGGAAGAGATTGATAAAATAAAAGAAGAAACAAAAGATGAAACACCTGTATCAAGGAAGTGGAAATTATTTGGTAATAAACTAAAAGATATAGAGAAAGAATATAAAGAGAGGCTCGGTGATGTCATAACCGAAGAGCATGCATCTGCTCTAATCGGTAAAAACAATGCGAAAAACTTAGTTCAACAAGGTGGTGTTAAGGTAGAGGCTCTAATGTCTGCTATTGAGATAGCCAATAATATTAGAACTAATGAATCGCTAAACGACTTAGAACACAATAAACAATTTTATGATGAAAACGATGAACCAAACTTTGTAACATCAAAAGGGACACAGAATCCAGATGATTACTCAATAACATTTAGAACTAAAAGAACTGCTGGTAGGACAGGTGGTGGATGTCAATTATCATTTACAGGTGACGGTGAACCAGCTCCAACACAACTAACAGACGATGGACAAGCAATAGATACTGCGACTGGTGAGGTAAAAGAGGTATAATGAAGACACAATTACTATGCACATTCACGACTCAACACAATCTTGAACAGTCAATTCGTGACATCACGAAAAACTTCAAGGTCGTGTTTGAAAAGATTTATGTATTACAAAATGAGGACAAACCAAAGGAATTAATTTGTACTTATAATGTTAATCAACAAGATGAAATAGATTTTAATGCTGTAAAGAATACAATATCTTTACATCGTAAAAAGATAACCAATACACTTTATACGATAAACGCCCTAAACGAACTGATAAAGTTAATAAACAACGGAGTGTTGGACACCAACTATCAGGTCGAATGGGACACATATAAGAATATGATTTTGATATCGAATAAAGAAGGTTTACAGAAAATACCAACAAGGATATTAAAGATAATCGAGTTATAATGGCGTCACCAATATATTTTTTCACCAGAAGTGGATGTGTCTGGTGTCAGAAAATGAAGCCGTCAATAGACCAAATAAATGAAACTCTGAATGATGAACAAAAGATTCAGATTCATTCTATTGATGAGCAAAAATCAAAGGTAATATACGATAGTGTTATTCGTATGAGCAAGTTACAGAATGTTGTTCCTCTTATGTACAACTCAAATATAGGTACAACTCTTTTGGGTTATAGAGACAAAAAAGATATTCAAAAGTTTTTACGAGCCGAACCCATACCAGAAAAAAAACCAATAAAACCTATGCCACAACTAAACATTGAAACTTCCACAAAAAAAGATTTGGAAGTTTGGAAAAAAGATGTTATATTATGGTACGAGGAAAATAAAAACAATCTTCCTTCGAATGTAATACCTAAAGATAGGATGATAGATATGGTTTACAAACAATACATGGCATACAAAACTAAACCTGCTACTGTAGAAAGTAGGTTGTCTGCCTTAGAAGAAAAAGTTGATAAAATACTTGAAAAAATCTCTTGACTCTTTCATCAAAAGTTTGTATATTATATAAATTGGTTATCTACAAATTTTACTTTAGTAATATTTATAGGTGTAACAATAATAATAAACATAAACTAGGAGAATAATAATGGACTTAGATGCTATAAAAAGCCGTCTTAATCAGTTACAGAACACACAAACAAATGCGTTTTGGAAACCTCAACCTGGCAAATCTCAAATTAGAATTGTACCTTACTTACATGATAAGAACAATCCTTTTAGTGAGTTATTTTTTCACTACAGTTTAGTTCCTAATAAAACTGTATTGTCACCACTTTCATATGGTAGACCTGATCCAGTTCAACAATTTGCCGATAAATTAAAATCAACTGGCAACAAAGATGAATGGATTCAAGGTAAGAGAATCGAACCAAAGATGAGAACTTTTGTTCCTGTCGTTGTTCGTGGTGAAGAATCTGAAGGTGTAAAGTTTTGGGGATTTGGTAAAACTGTATATCAAGAACTTCTTGGTATCATAGCCGATCCAGACTATGGTGATATATCCGATGCTACAACAGGTCGTGATATTGTTGTCGAAAGACAAACGCCTGCTGAAGCTGGTAACCAATATGGTAAGACTACCATTCGTGTCAAACCAAACGTTACAGCACTTTCTGATGATTCTAACTTACTACAAAGATTGTTAGATGAACAACCTGACATCAAAGAGTTGTATCAAGAACCAACTTTTGATGAGTTAAAGAGTCATCTTTCTAACTTTCTAAACCCATCAGATTCTACAGAAGAAACAACAGAAAAAGAACCAGAAATGGTTGCTACTGAAGCCTCTTCAAATGTAGAAGATGATTTCGATAAGTTATTTAATTCATAAACCGTACGGTGGGGTGAGCTGGTTTCCTCCTTTTCCGGCTCACCCAATTTTTAGGAGAAATAAATGTCTAATAGAGATGAATTAGCGGATATAATTGCTGGTGAACTAAACAAACAATTCAAGTCAAATCAAGTTGCTTACTTTTTGGATGGTGTCCAAGAAACTCCAACTGATGTGACAGATTGGGTTGGTACGGGTTCAACCTTGTTAGATTTGGCAATATCAAATAGACCACACGGTGGTTTAGCTGCTGGAAGGATTACAGAAATCAATGGATTAGAGGGAAGTGGTAAATCACTTATTGGTGCCCACGCTCTTGCTTCTACCCAAAAGAAAGATGGTCTGGCAGTTTATATTGATACCGAGTCTGCCGTTTCAAGTGAGTTCTTACAGGCTATTGGTGTGAATACTGATAGTATGTTATATGTTCACTTAGAAACAATCGAGGATATATTTGATACAATCGAAACAATAGTTACAAA